CCCATTTGCGGATTAAATCGGTCTACCACACCCCATTCAGCATATGGCAGGCGTCAAGGGTAGGAGCGGCGGCCCCCGGCCGAACAGTGGCGGAGCCCGGCTTGGCGCTGGCCGCAAGCCAAAGCCGCCCGCCGTCGTTGAAGACCAGGCGCCGCTCGATTTCCTGACCAAGGTGATGCTCGGACAGGTCCAGGCCAGCCCCACGCAGCTCAAAGCCGCGATCGCAGCTGCAAAGTACGTCCACCGGCCGGCAGAGGCCGCAGGAAAGAAGGACGTGCGCCAAGCCGCCGCCAAGACCGCCGCGATCGGCAAGTTCAAGCCCGCGGCGCCGCCGCTGAAGCTGGTCGGCCGCTGACCCATGGAATGGTCCACCGCCTGCCCGGACTGGGCAGAGCGGCTGCGTGCGCGCCAGTCCATCGTCCCGCCGCCGATCTTCCCCGAGCGCGCGGCCGAGGCCCTGGCCGTGTTCAAGGAGCTACGCATTGTCGACGCGCCCGGCAGCCCGACCTTCGGCGAGTGCTGCGATCAGTGGGTCTTCGACATCGTGGCCAGCGTGTTCGGCGCCTACGACCAGGACAGCGGCCGGCGCCTGATCACCGAGTGGTTCATCTTGGTGCCGAAGAAGAACTCCAAGTCCACGCTCGCGGCCGGGATCATGATGACCGCCCTGATCCTGAACTGGCGGCAGTCGGCCGAGTTCTCGATCCTGGCGCCGACGGTCGAGATCGCGAACAACTCATTCGCTCCGGCGCGCGATATGTGCACCGAGCGGTCGGACGAAGAGCTGCACGCGCTGATGCACGCGCAGTCGCACGTCAAGACCATCACGCACCGCGAGACCGGAGCCTCTCTCAAGGTGCTAGCAGCCGACTCCAACACGGTCGGCGGCAAGAAGGGTGTTGGCACCCTGGTGGACGAGCTGTGGCTCTTCGGCAAGGTGCCGAACGCTGAGAACATGCTCCGGGAGGCGACTGGCGGCCTGGCCAGCAGGCCTGAAGGCTTCACGATCTACCTGACCACGCAGTCGGACGATCCCCCGGCCGGCGTGTTCAAGCAGAAGCTGCAGTACGCCCGCGACGTGCGCGACGGCAAGGTCCAGGACCAGCGCTTCGTCCCGATCATCTACGAGTTCCCGCCCGAGATGATCGCGGCCGGCGAGCACCGCGACCCGGCGAACTTTGGCATGGTGAACCCGAACCTTGGGTTTTCCGTGGACGGCGAGTTCCTGCTGCGCGAGTTCCAGAAGGCCGAGAACGCGGGCGAAGAGTCCATGCGCGGCTTTCTGGCCAAGCACCTCAACGTCGAGGTCGGCCTGGCGCTGCGCTCCGACCGCTGGGCCGGCGCCGACTTCTGGGAAGCCTGCGCCGACAAGTCCGTGACCCTGGACGCCCTGCTGGACCGCTGCGAAGTCGTGGTGGCCGGCATCGACGGCGGCGGCCTGGACGACCTGCTCGGCCTGGGACTGGTCGGCCGCTGCCGCGAAACCGGCCGCTGGCTGCACTGGGGCCACGGCTGGGCGCACCGAATCGTGCTCGAGCGCCGCAAGGACATCGCCCCTGCGCTGCTGGGCTTTGCCAAAGACGGCGACCTGACCATTGTTGAGAAGCCGGGCCAAGACGTGGCCGAGGTGGCAGACATCCTCTGCCGCGTGCGGGATGCGGGCCTCTTCCCAGAGAAACAAGGCATTGGCGTCGACGCTGCAGGAATCGGCGACATTGTTGACGAACTACTCACCGCCGAGCGCGGCTTCACCATGGACAACATCATCGGCATCAGTCAAGGATGGAGGCTGAATGGCGCCATCAAGACCGCCGAGCGCAAGTTGGCCGGCGGCGAGCTGGTGCACGGCGGCTCTGCCCTCATGGCCTGGGCTGTAGGCAACTGCAAGGTCGAGCCCAAGGGCAACGCCATCAGCATCACGAAGCAGGCCAGCGGGTCGGCCAAGATCGACCCTGTCATGGCGCTGTTCGATGCGGCGAGCCTGATGGCGCTGAACCCCGTGGCGTCTGACTTCTGCGAGATCCACGTCCTGTGACCCAAGTTCTCGACCTCGAAGCGCCGCGGCTGGAAACCAGCATCCTGAGCGCTTGGCGGGCCAAGCACGGCCCCGAGGCCCAGCGCGTCGCCTCCGTGCGTGCCGAGAACGACATCATCTCGGATCTGACAGCCGACGAACTCGGCCGCCGCCTGGGGGCATTGGCCACCAGCTACAGCGGCAAGGCCGTCACCGAGCAGTCCGCGCGCCAGGTGGCCGCGGTCTATGCCTGCGTCGCCCTGATCGCCGGCGCCGTGGCCTCGCTGCCACTTCAGGTGCTTGAACGCACCGCAACCGGCAGCATCCCCGCGCTCATGGGCGGCGGCGAGATCCACCCCTACTGGTGGCTGCTGAACGAACAGCCCTACGAAGAACTCTCGGCCGCCGACTTCTGGGAGTACATGGTCGAGTCCAGCCTCTTCCATGGCGACGCCTTCGCCGAAATCCTGCGGCCGAACCCGAGCAGCAATCGCGCCATCGGCCTGCGCCCGCTGCATCCGCTGCGCGTGCTGCCGTTCCGCAACGAGAACGGCCAGCTCCTGTACCAAGTCAACCCCGATATCCGGTTCGACCCGATCAACCGCGCGCCCTACGTGCTCGACCCGGCCGACATGATCCATGTGAAGGGTCCAGGCTTCAATGGCCTGCGCTCCACGTCGCCCATCACCTACGCCGCGCGCCAGGCCATCGGCACCAGCATGGCTGCCGAGGAGTTCAGCGGCCGGTTCTTCTCGTCAGGCGCCCGGCCGGACATCGTTCTGGAGGCGCCCGGCTCCGTCAAGCGGGATCAGGTCGACGTCCTGCGCAGCACCTGGACCAGCCGCTACGGCGGCACGGCCAACGCGGCATCCGGCCCGGTCGTGCTGACCAACGGCCTGAAGATGTCCAAGCTGAGCCTGTCGGCCGAAGACTCGCAGCTGATCGCCACGCGCATGTTCCAGATCGAAGAGATCGCGCGGATCTTCGGCGTGCCGCCGCACATGATCGGCCACACCGACAAGACCACCAGCTGGGGGTCCGGCGTCGAAAACATGGGCCGCGGCTTCGTGAAGTTCAGCCTGCGCCGGCACATCAACAAGTTCGAGCAGGAGTTCAACCGCAAGCTGTGGCCCATCCGCCAGCGGTTCTTCGTGAAGTTCGACGTCACCGACCTGGAGCGCGGCGACCTGAAGACCGAGAACGAGGCCCTGCGCATCGCCCTCGGCCGCGCGGGCGAACCTGGCTGGATGACCCAGGACGAAGCCCGCCGAATCAAGAACCTGCCTCCCAAGGGCGGAACCGCCGCCGAACTGGGCCAGGGCGTGCGCGAATCGCAAGTGCTGCCGTCTCCTGCAGATGGCAACTCCACGCCGGCCTGATCGGACACAACATGACCCCACTCCTCCAACTCCTGGCCGACAACCGCCGCCCCTTCACGCCCGTCAGTTCGCGCATCGTCGCGGCTGGCAACGAGGCGACCATCTACATCTACGACCCCATCGTCGGCGACCGCGCGACTGCTGAATGGTTCGGCGGCGTCTGCCCGCAAGACTTCGTGCCCGAGCTGTCGGCCCTGAAGGCTTCCACGATCCACCTGCGCATCAACAGCCCCGGCGGCGATATGTTCGGCGCCCAGGCCATGGCCCAGGCCCTGCGCGAGCACTCCGCCAACATCGTTTGCCACATCGACGGCTTGGCGGCCAGCGCTGCCACGCACATCGCCTGCGCTGCTGATAGCGTTGTGATGAGCCCTGGCGCCATGTACATGGTGCACAAGAGCTGGACCCTGGCCATGGGCAACGCCGACGAACTGCGCTCGACTGCAGACCTTCTCGACAAGGCCGACGGCATTCAGATCGCGGGCTACATGGCCAAGACCGGCAAGCCCGAGGCCGAGGTCAGCGCCTGGGTTTCCGCGATGACATGGTTCACCGCCGAAGAGGCCATGGCCGCCGGCTTTGTTGACTCCATCGCCGACACCGAGCCCAAGGTCAAGGCCGCATCCACCTGGAACCTGCGCGCCTTGGGCCGAGAGGCTCAAGAGCCGCCGGCAGCCAGCCAAGAACACCGCGACAGGCAGGCACAGCGCCTGCTGCGCGCCCGAATCGTCTAGCGCTCTCGCGCAGCCGACCCCGCCCGCCTCGTGCGGGCTTTTTTTCATCCGAAAGGAAAAGCACCATGAGCAAAATCGCTCAACTGCGCGAGCGCCGCAATGTCAAGGCCCAAGAAGCCAACACGCTCAACAACAAGTACCCCGCCGACCAGCGCATGCCCGCGTCTGAGGCCGCCCAACTCGACGCCCTGCTGGCCGAGATCGAGGCCATCGACGAGGAAATCACGCGCACCAACCGCGCGAACCAACTGTCGGCGCAGTCCCTGGACGACCCGCAGAAGCAGCACGAAGCAGCGCTGGAAGTCGCCACGCGCGAGCCCGGCAAGCACGGCCCCGAGTCGAACGTGCTCCGCGCGTTCCTGCGTGATGGCCTGAGCGGCATCAGTGCCGATGCGCGCGCCGCAATGCACGCTCGGCAGAACCCGGACATCCGCCAGGCGATGTCGACCACGACGAACACCGAGGGCGGTTACACCACGGCTCTGGAGTATCAGCGTTCGCTGGAAGTGGCCATGAAGCAGTACGGCGGCGTTCGCACGGCAGCCACCGTCATGCAGACGGCCACGGGCATTCAGATGCAGTTTCCGACGGCAGACGCCACGGCTGAAACCGGCGAACTGCTGGCGCAGAACACCGCGGCGGCTGCTGGCGACACGACCTTCGGACTGACGACCCTGGACGTCTACAAGTTCTCGTCCAAGAAGATCGCGCTGCCGTTTGAACTGTTGCAGGACTCGTTCATTGACATCGAGGCCTACATCCGCAACGTGCTGGCGGTTCGCCTGGGCCGCACGACGTCGACCTACTACGCCACCGGCACCGGCACCAGCCAGCCGCGCGGCATCGTCACCGGCGCCGCGTCGGGCAAGGTCGGCACCACCGGCCAGACCCTGACCGTGATCTATGACGACCTCGTGGATCTGGAGCACAGCGTCGATCCGGCGTACCGCAACAACCCCGGCGTCGGCTACATGATGAACGACGCCTCGGTCAAGGTGATCCGCAAGATCAAGGACAGCCAGAACCGCCCGATCTTCGTGCCCGGCTACGAGGCCGACGCGATGATCAACGGCGGCGCTCCTGCGCGCCTGATGGGCCGGCCGATCTACATCTGCCAGGAGATGGCAGTGATGGCCGCCAACGCGAAGTCGATCCTGTTCGGCGACTTCAAGAAATACATCATCCGCGACGTCATGGACCTGACGCTGTTCCGCATGACCGACTCGGCCTTCACGCTGAGCGGCCAGGTCGGCTTCGTCGCGTTCATGCGCTCGGGCGGCAACTTGGTCGACGCCGGCGGCGCGGTCAAGTATTACCAGAACAGCGCTACCTGATCCACGGAGGCCCGTTCGCGGGCCTCCTTCAACCCATCGAGGAATTCACATGGCAGAAGACACCAAGGCCGACAAGGGGCCGGTCAAGGCTCGCGTTCTCACCGACTGCCAATATGGCAAGCCGGACGATGTGGTCACGCTGACGGCCAAGGAAGTGAAGGAAGCCGAGAGCCAAGGCTTCGTCGACTCCAACGCCGACGCGGTGGCCTATGCGGAGAGCCTGAAGGCTTGAGGCATGGACGCATCCCTCTACAAAGCCTTCCAGACGGCCATCCTGGCAGAGACCTACCCGACCTTCGTCGCGCTGCGCTCGGCCGGCGAGACCGGCCAGATGGCGGCCTGGTACAACCAGACGTTCAGCCCGGCGTTCCAGGTGTGGCGCTCCACAACCCCAGCGTCCGAAGTCTTCAACGCCATCGCGTGGAAGAACATGACGCCCGTTGACACGCCTGACGGCACCGCGGCCTTCACGAACCGGGCGCTCGCCTGCCAGGCGTTTCAGATCAACCTGCAGATCCTGTTGCAGGGGCAGGGCAGCATTGCCACGGGCAAGCTGAGCATCCGCCAGGGCCTGCAGGACGCCGTGTCCGCCGTTCCATCTGGTATCGGCGGTGCGACTCAAGACGCAGGCTGGGCTGGTGCAGGCAAGGTCAAGGCCACCATCCAGCGCGCGGTCACTCGCGCCGAGAAGATCTGGGCCACCGGCACTGGCACGACGGCAGTCCCTGGCGACCTCGGCGCCTTTGAAGGCACCGTCAGCAACTACGACATCGTTCAAGCCCTCGCGGCTCCCTGACCATGGCCGGCCTTACCTTTGGCGCCTCCACAAGCCTGACGATCACGGCCGGCTCCCTGGCGTCGGCCGCCAATCGATCGAGCGCGGCAGTCACGGTCACGGCCGGGTCGCTCAACATCGCGCAGATCCTGCTGACGGTCAACGTGCTGACCACGAGCACGGCGCCGAGCGGCAACAAGCAGGTGATCGTCTACGGCTACAAGTCCGAGGACGGCACCAACTACCAGGGCAACAGCAGCACCACGGACAACGTTGACGGCACCGACAAGGCGCTGACGGCCATCGGCTCGCCGACTGCTCTGACGCTGCTGGGCGTGATCCCGCTGAACCAAGGCGCTGTCGCCGTGACGGCGCGCTTCGTCACCGACGTGGTCGCGAGGTTTGGGACGGTGCCGAAGAAGTGGGGCATCGTGCTCTACAACGACGCGGGAACGGCCTTGGGCGCGACGGTGACGGCGACCTACACCGAAGCCTACTACGCCTGATCCATGGCGCTGAAGCTACCCCCTGTCATAGCGCGAACACGCTATGAGCAGCCGCAAGAGCCGGTCGATGTAGATTGGTCGAACCCAATAACGCAAGGGCTGGTTGCGGTTGCGTTGCCGACAAGCGGAACGCCGACCGCCCGCGGGCTTGGGGGGGTGATAAGCACTACGCTGACGGTGGCGCAGTCGGATCAGCTTGTCTCGGTGGGGACGATCTTTGCGCTGCTGTATTACCCGAACAGCATCACTGCCGCCAGTTTCACCGGGTGTCTTGGTATTTCCCAAGTCACTTCGTTTCCTACTGATTTTGATCAGGCGGCACTTGCATATGACTCATCGGCGCCAGGTCGGGTGCTGGTGTCTCGCAAGAACAGCAGCACCGCCCCCAACATGGGGCGCAGCGCCCCCACAAATGAGTTTCGCTTCACGGCCTTGCGCTACAAGGCTGGCGTTATTGGCGATGGCGGCAGCATGTACGAGACGGGCCAAGCTGCGGCGGCCATATCTCAGCAGGGGACTCTTGGCGACTGGCTGACAGGAAAGCAGCGCACCCTTGACAGTGGGAACACGGGCGGCCCGCTGAGCCTGATTCACGGCGTCTTCAATCGCACTCTCACCGATCAAGAGATTGCGTCTTTGGACGACAACCCATGGCAGTTGTTCATGCCGCGCCGAATCATTTTCCCATTCACCGCAGCCAACGCCGACAACCTACTCGGTCAAGCATGCTTGTAATCACAGACGGCCTGCCACGCGGCCTGGGCGAGGTAACCATCGATGGCCGCGCGCACGGCGCCCGCCTGTTCGAGGCCCCGACCTACACCTGCACTCATTGCAGCGCGGTGGTGGTCATGAATCCCGAGCGCAAGCGCGAGCGCTACAAGTGCCGTGGGTGCTCCCACCACATCTGCGACCCGTGCGCAGCGGCTCGTGAAGCCGGCGCGGCCTGCAAGACCGTGCAGCAGAAGTTTGATGAGTATCTCCAGAGCTTGGAGAAACCCGTTCCCCCGGCCATTTGGCCCTAACCCCGCCATTTAAGGAGATACATCCATGGCACGATACAGCGCAACCTACACCAGCATCACCTGCGCGGCTGTGGCCGACACGGTGGCATTCACTGCCGGCCAGGCGCCGGGCTTCCTGCGCTCCGGCGCAGCGACGCAGCGGCTGAAGATCAATGAAGTCTATGTCGGGGGCGAGGACACCGCCTCGACGCCAACCACGATGATCCTGGCTCGCTCCAGCACCATCAGCGTCGGCGCCCTGTCGGTCGGCCAGAACAACCTGCTGGACTTCACCGCCACGGCCCCTGGCACCACGGCTTCGTGGGGCAGCACCGCGGCCACGACCTTCCCGCAGCGCAGCTCGACCGGCTACCTGCTGGACTTGTCGCTGAACACCTACGGCGGCATCGCTCGCTGGCAAGCCCGCTACGGTGAAGAGATCACGGTCTACGGCAACACGGCGCCCGGTGGTGAGGTGATCTTGTCGAGCAAGACGGGCGCGGGAAAGTCGTCCGGCCACATCCTCTACGAGGTCGTCTGAGTCTGAGCTAACCCATGGCCGACATCTACCGCAATCCAGTACAGGTCACGCGGCGGGAGTTCCCGCCCGCGCTGAACCTGCGCTCGGTAGTCGTCGGCTCGCTGCTGACCACCACCCTTGCGGTGGTGGCGGCGGCTCTCCCGTTCCAGAACGCGAGCGCGTTCCCGAGTCAAGCTCATGACCCGGTAGCACGCCACGCGCAAGTCGCGGACACGTCGCGCGGCACGCCGAAGACGCTGACCGCAGACACCCTGCGGCCGGCACAGAACCCGACCGTCCGCCAGGTCGACATCCGGCGCTACCTCAGCGACACCAGCGCAGACAGCCCGGTCGCACTGCTTGGCGTTGCCACGCCTGCGCCGTTCCTGCCGATCCTGCACCAGGCGCCGGCCCGGTTCACCTGGCAGCCTGCGGACACATCCAAGGGTCTGGCAAAGCCGCTGTTCGCGGACAGCACCAAGCCGAACTTCAACCCGGCGCCGCTGCTGGCCGAGCGTGTCAGGTATCTGTCCGACACCAGCCAGGACTCGCCAGTCCCGCTGCTGTCGGCGCCGCTGGTCGCGCCGCTGGTCAATCCGATCACGTTCGCGCCCGACCGGCCGCGGCCCGTCACCGACACGACCAAGGGGACGCCGAAGCCCCTGACGGCTGACGCCCAGGCGCCGGTCAGCAACAAGCCGCAGTACCTAGTCGAGCGGACGCGGTATTCGCAGGACACGTCGGCGGACTCGCCGACCGCGCTGCTGCTGGCGCCGGTCCCGGACCCGATCAGCAATGAGATCCTGCTGGCTCCAGATCGGATTCGTCCGGTCTACGACACCAGCAAGGGCACGCCGAAGACTCTCACGCGCGACGCGCAGGCCCCGGTCTTCAACCCGGCGCCGACGCTGCTGGATCGCGTCAGGCCGGTCGCAAACACCTCGGCGGGCACTCCGGCCGCGCTGCTGCCGGTCGTCTTCGTACAGCCGCCGTTCAGGGCGTGGCCGCAGCCTGTCATTCAGTGGGTGCAGTTCCTGCCCGATACCTCGCGCGGGTCTTCGTCCGTGCTGCTGTCCGGTCCGGCCTACATCCCGTGGGCCGCCACGCAGCCGCCCACCGGCCACGGCACGCCATTGAACCAGCGCCCGGCAGCGCTCTCCATCGGCCGCCGCCCGTCTGCCTTTTCTAGGACTCGCTGATCATGTCGCTGAAGCTCATCTCGGCCC